ATCCATGTTTGCCACCTTCAGTAAAGACTCTTGACACGCCCGCAGAACTGGTGATAATGCCAGCCAACTGCACACGCGCATACGCATTTGGAGCAGCCCGTCCATTCGGAGGCGCGGCTGTCAGCAGAGAGCCCGACTCAGGAATGAGCGGGCTTTTTGCGTTGTAGGGGCGACTTGGGGCGCTTACCTCATGACTGCCGAGAGGCGCGACTCCCCATGAACGCAGGAGCCTTCAAGAAAGGCGAGAAAAGGCCCTACCAAGGCCGCCCAAAGGGCACGCCGAACAAGGTAACGCAGGAGTTCCGCGAGACAGTCCAGATGCTTCTGGATGAGAACCGCGAGAACGTTTCGCGCTGGCTGACGCTGGTTGCGGAGGGTGACGGCAGCGAGCACAGCAAGCCTGACCCAGGCAAGGCGCTCGACCTGTTGTCGAAACTGGCAGAGTTCGCGGCGCCCAAGCTGGCGCGTACTGAACACACAGGCGAAGGCGGCGGGCCGGTGAGGGTGATTGCTTCCTCGCTGGACGAGCGGATTTGAAGCTCACCGAGCGCCAACAGCAGGCGCAAGAGGTGTTGGCGGGTGATCCGACGCACCTGATGCTGTTTGGTGGAAGTCGGAGCGGCAAGACGTTCCTGCTCGTGCGCAACATCGTGATGCGCGCGCTCAAGGCGCCGAACAGTAGGCACATCGCGCTGAGGTTCCGGTACAACGCCATCAAGTCATCCATTGGGCTGGACACGTTTCCGAAGGTGATGCGGATCGCCTTCCCTGGCGTGCATGTGACGCCGCATGCGCAAGAAGGCTACTGGAGCTTCGACAACAAGTCGGAGTTCTGGATTGGTGGCCTGGACGACAAGGAGCGCACCGAGAAGATTCTTGGCATGGAGTTCGCCACCGTTTACCTGAACGAGTGCTCGCAGATTCCGTGGGGCTCGCAGGGTGTGGCGCTGACGCGCTTGGCGCAGCAGGCATACCAAGAGATTGATGGGCGCAAGACCGTGGCGCTGAAGCCGCGGATGTACTACGACTGCAACCCGCCCTCGAAAGCGCACTGGACGTACCGGCTGTTCGTTGAGAAGCGCGACCCTGAGACACGGGAGCCGCTGCGCAACCCAAGCGACTACGCGTCCTTCCAGATCAACCCGGGCGACAACACAGAGAACCTGTCAGAGGGCTATCTCAAGACGCTTGAGGGGCTGTCTGCCAGGTTGCAGAAGCGATTCCTTCGGGGTGAGTTTGGTGACGCAACGCCGAACCAGCTCTTCCCAGACGAGTTCATCGACCGCTGGCGTGTCGAGGATGGCTCACTGCCGGACATGGTTCGGATGGTGGTTTCCATCGATCCGAGCGGAAGCGGTGATGCCGACAACGCCGACAACGACGAGATTGGCATCACGGTTGGTGGGCTGGGCACAGACGGCAATGCGTACCTGATCGAAGACCTGACGCTCAAGGCGGGGCCTGGAACGTGGGGGCGAACTGCTGTGGTGGCCTATCAGCGCCACGCGGCCGATGCGATCGTCGGTGAGACGAACTACGGTGGCGCGATGGTGGAGCAAACCGTGAGGGTGGCCGCCAAAGAGCAAGAGGCGCGCGTCAACTTCAAGATGGTGACGGCCAGCCGCGGCAAGGTGCAGCGTGCCGAGCCGTTCTCTGCGCTGTACGAGCAAGGCAAGGTCCGGCATGTGGGGCGTTTCCCCAAGCTGGAAGACGAATTGAGCGGCTTCTCAACCTTCGGGTTCACCGGCGAGCGCAGCCCAAACCGCGCCGATGCGTGGATCTGGTGCCTGGCGGAACTGTTCCCCGGCCTGGTGAAGAAGCCGAAGCAAGCGAAGAAAGAACCCGAGCCAGACCAGCCACAAAGCTGGATGGCCGCATAGAGCACACGATGAATCAAACGATGGTCCGAGCAATGTGGTCTGGCGAAGGCCGCTACGCCATGCGCCTGGACACCTGCTATGTGGACGGCAAGGGCCAACGCAAGCAGATCGGCGTTGGGCTTGGCCCTCTTCGCGCGCAGCCCGAAGAGTTCACGACTGCGCTGTTCAAGGATGGCTTGGCTGATCTGGCCCAGAAGGTTGCCGAGCGTGGCGCCGCTGGCTTGTTCGCGCCTGACCACATCGACGGCCTGCCCAAGCTGACCCCTGAAGTGCAAGCCAACTTCGAAGCCGCATTCGCCTGATGGCCAAACAAGACACGCTGACCCGCATCCGCGAGCGATACGCAGATGCGGCGGACGCCATGAGCGACCAGCATCAGCGCATGCGCGAGGACATGGAGTTCTCCAACCCCGCATGCCCGAAGCAGTGGGACAGCCTGGCCGTTGAGGCGCGCAAGGGTCGGCCGTGCCTCACGTTCGACCGCACGAACCAATTCATCCAGCAGGTTGTCAACGACGGCCGGCAGAACAAGCCGAGCATCAACGTCATGCCGGCTGACTCGCAGGCTGACGTTGACGTGGCCCAAAAGCTGGATGGCGTCATCCGGCACATCGAGTACGTCTCGCGCGCTGGCATCGCCTATGACACAGCGCTGGAGCACGCGGTTCGCTGCGGCCTGGGCTGGCTGCGCGTGGTTCCGCAGATCATGCGGCCGGAGACGAACGAGCAAGAGATCCGCATCATGCGGGTGCACGACCCGCTGTCGGTGCGCTTGGACCCGAACAGCACCGAGCCTGATGGCTCGGACGCGATGCATGGGTTTGTCGAGACGCTGATGACGCAGCGCGCCTTCAAGGCCGCGTATCCAAAGGCCAAGATCCAGAGCTTTGATGGCGAGTCGACAGGCTGGTTCGAAACCGACTTCGTTCGGGTGTGCGAGTACCTGGAGGTGGTCGAAGAGGCCGAGAACGCGGTCATCGTCGACCTGCAAGGCCAGCGCCTGTCGTTCAGCGAAGAGGAATACTGGGACGCCGCCAAGAAGACGGGCGTCAAGCTGCCCGTGATCAGCACGTTCGAGCGCAAGCAGCGCCGCGTCAAGTGGTGCAAGGTCACCGGCGCCGAGGTGCTGGAGGAAACCGGCTTCCCGAGCCAGTATCTCGGCCTGATCCCGGTTCAAGGCCACGAGCTGTGGCTGAACGGCAAACGCTACCTGTCGGGCATGGTCCGGCAGATGATGGACTCGCAGAGGTTCCACAACTACGCCATCTCAGCAGCCGCCGAGGGCGTGGCGTTGCAGCCCAAGGCGCCGTTCATCGCTGCCATGGAGGCCATCGAAGGTCATGAGGCCAAGTGGAAGGCCGCGAACACCGGGAATCCCTCGGTGCTGCCTTACAACGCGCTCGACGATCAAGACCGCCCGCTGCCGGTGCCCCAGCGCTCGCAGCCGCCAGTGATGAGCCAGGGCTGGACCGAACTGCTGGGCTACAGCTCGCAGGCGATGGAATCGTCTGTCGGCATGTTCAAGGCCAATCTGGGCCAGCAGGGCAACGAAACCAGCGGCCGGGCCATTCGCGCCAGGCAGCAAGAGGGCGACACCGCCACGTTCCACTTCATCGACAACCTGTCGCGCTCCATCGAGCAGCTTGGCCGGGTCGTGGTGGACATGATCCCGCGCATCTACGACACGCAGCGCACGGCGCGCATCGTGGGCGAGGATGGCCAACAGGACTTCGTGCAGGTTGACCCGCAGATGGCCGACGCTGCGATGAAGCGCGGCAAGAAGGTGGTCGCCATCAACCCGAACGTTGGCGCCTATGACGTGCGCGTCAAGGTCGGCCCGAGCTACACCACGCAGCGCCAGGAGACGGCCGAGCAGCTGTCCCAGATGCTCCAGGCTGCACCGAACCTGCTGCCCATGCTGGGTGACGTGTGGGTGAAGATGCAGGACTGGCCGGACGCCGACAAGGTTGCGCGCCGCTTGAAGGCCATGCTCCCGCCCGAAATCAAGGCGGTCGAGGACGAAGAAACCGAGTTGCCGCCCGAGGCCATGCAGCAGATCCAGATGCTGCAACAGCAGATCGAGCAGCTCTCGCAGGCGCTTGAGAACGCCGCCGCAGAGGCCGAGAGCAAGGAAATCGAGCGCGAGAAGGCTGAGGCCGACATGCTCATTCGCGGCTATGAGGCCGTGACGAACCGCATGAAGGCCGTCCCGCCGATCACGCCGGAGCAGGTGCAGGCCATTGCCATGCAGACCGTCCAGCAAGCGCTGACCGTGCCGCCCGTTGAGCAGCAGGAGCCCATGCCTCCAATGCCGCCTGACATGCCACCGATGCCGCCAGACGGCGCCATGCAACCGAACGAACCGCCTCAGGGCGGTTTTTTTACGCCTGATGGGGCCATGCAATGAGCACTTTCAACGTCGGCACGTTCCCCGTGGTGCTCGAAGTCGGCTATCGGCTGTCCCTGCTGTCCAACGGCTTCGCAACGGGCACGCTGGCCACGCCGGACGCTGTGCAGTCGATCACGCCCAGCCAGACCTACGAAGCGGGCCCGTACACCGTTCGGCGTGAGGTGGTCGTCAAGGTCGACAGCGGGTCGGTTGACATCACTGTCATCGACCCAGCGCCCGAGACGGCCTCGGCCGACCTGTTTGCGTTCACCACAACCTCGACGGCTGACGAGATCGGCGCCGCGGCGACCGCGGTTGGCACCCACACCGGCAGCCAGCCATGGGGCGCTGGCCGCGCGCTGACCCTGGCGCCTGGCCTGTACGAGCGCGACAGCACGCTGTTGATCTCGGTCAACCACACCCTCGAATCCCCGGCCGGCTCTGCTGCTGCGCTGATCCGCTACACGGGCTACCCGGAAGAGGGTGCCCCGGAGCCTGGTGGCCCCAGCGGTGTCGTCACCATCGCTGGCGATCGGCTGTTCAACAACTCGTTCGTTGGCCGCGGCGAGTTCAGGCACCTGGAGATCGACGGCAACGCCATCGGCAACGACCTGGCGCCGTTCGACATGACGCACCCGGTCCATGGCGTCTACGCGCCCGAGACCGAGAACGGGATCATCCAGTCGATCGACTATTGCCGCGTCAGCCGCTGCGCTGGTGACGGCTGGCACATCGTTGGCCGCGATCAGTTGATCTCGCGCCGCATGAAGGCCGGCAATAACCGCGGCTGGGGCATCTACCTCCAAGACGTGGGCGATTCGAAGCTGTGGGGCACGGGCTCCAGCGGTGGATCTGGCGACAACCGCGGCGTTGAGTACCACTCCACAGGCGGCGCGCTGTGCGTCAACCACTGCGCGACGTTCAGCATGTCGCAGTTCGACCTGTTCGTCGACGAAGACACGTTCGGCGGCGACTTCGTTGTCAAGCTCATCAACCAGACGAACGCCCGCTTCATCGCAGGCGAAATGTCGGGCCGTGTGGGCATCCTCGGCCGCAACGACACGTCAGGCGGCAACGAGTTCGAAATCAACGGCTGCACCTTCGAGAACGTGTTGTTCAAGTGGGCGCAGGGCCTGGCTCGCTCGTGGACCTTCGAGGGCACGACGGTCTGCGCCTACATCTACATCAAAGACGCGGACGGGGTGGTGTTCATCAACCCCAAGTTTGGCGGCATCGACGCGGACGACGTGGACGAGATGGCCACGCGGCCGGACTACCTGTGGCAGTTCGACTCGGACACCGACACCGCGCACCGCGGCTTCGCCCGAATCATGGGTGGCAGCGGCATCCCACTGCGCCGCTCGCGCCTGGGTGACAGCAAGGCCCCCGCCGTCCCGTTCAAGAAGAACCTGAGCAACGCCAATCACCTGTTGGAGCTGGACTTCATCCCCGGCTCGCTCGTCGAAATGGCCTGGGACAACAGCAACCCGCCGCTGAACTACGTCAAGGCGGGCACCTTCGGCGGCGCTGCTGCGACCTACAACAAGGCCGACTACCCCATCGGCTACCTGCTGGCGAACTGGCACGACGCCACCAAGACGCTCGATGACGTGAACACCACGTTCAGCGTGCCAGCCGCACCGGCCGCCTCGGCTGCCGGCCGCGCCTACGCAATGCGCGTCTGGCTCTGAGCCACCGAAGTAAAGGACTACCCACATGACCATGCTCATTTCGATGGCTGTGCCGAACCGCGCGAGCACTGCCAGCGTGTCGATCAGCACCGCATCCGCGCAAAGCGCCGTCCTGGCTGGCGCCAACGTGGTGGTGATGGCCACCGCTGATTGCTTCGTCCTTCGCGGCTCGAATCCGACCGCCACGACCGCATGCCTGCCGCTGGTGGCCAATCGGGAGTACCGGCTGACTGGCATCGCTCAAGGTGAGCGCCTGGCGTTCATCACCGCCTCTGGCACCGGCACTGCCTACATCACCGAAGGCGCCTGATGCGTTCAGGGCTGGGCATCTCCGGGCTGTCGATAGCCGGGGAGGGCGGAGCCGTGGCTCTGCGGCCTGTCGTCAACGGCAAGCAACTGCTGGACGAGAACGGACAGGCCCTGACCATCCGCGGCATCAACCAGGGCACCTGGGGCGAGAACTTCGAGGTTGACGCGGCAGACATCCAGGCGCTGGGCGCCAACTGCATCCGCACGGTGTTCCGCTGGTGGGGCTTGTATGGCGGGGCGGGCACCGACAGCCGCGACGACGCCTCGTCGAACTACATCGATCCAGCCAACCTCGTGCAGCAACTGCAAGAGGTGCAGTGGGCTGTGTCGCGCGGCCTGTGGGTGATCGTCGCGTTTGACAGCAATTGCGGGCAGAACGGCTTGCAGAGCCTGGACACCGTTGCCTACTGCGACCCAGGCGGCGCTTACCCCACCGAGGGGCGCAACTTCTTTTCAGACCTGACCACGCGCCAGTTCTTCAAGCAGGCGTGGAAGGCCCTCGCGCGTGCGCTGGCCAGCTATCCACGCATCCTCGCATTCGAGATCCTGCCCGAGCCGCTGGAAGGCCGCGACGCCACCTACGCGGACGACGTGCGCGACTTCTACCGCGATGTCATCGCCTCGATTCGCACGGTCGACACGAAAACGCCGTTCCTGATCGGCTCGCGTGACGCCTACAACATCAGTTTGGCCGACGAGGCATGGCTGAGTGAGCGCACGGACGTGATCTACACCGGCAACATTCTGTCCGGGAAGATGACCGATCAGGTTGACCTGCCAGGCTACGTGAAGGCCCTCACCGACATGCGCGACACGCGCAACGTGCCGGTGCTGGTGCAGCAGGTCGGGCGCGAGACGAGCGCCGACACGACGCTGATCCACATGAATGCCGGGCTGTCGGCACTCAATGCCAACGGGGTGCACTGGACCTACTGGCAGTGGCACCAGAACACGACCAACCCCGACACCTACGGCCTGAACTACAAGGACGGCGTGGGCGGCTGGGTCGCCAAGGCCGCAGAGCAGGCGCGCGTCTCCTACTACTGCGGCCAGACCTACGCGGCGCTTGAGACTGCTGCGCAGGCCGCTGCCACGGCTGCTGGTGGCTCGCTGTACTACGTCAAGCCGGACTTCTCGAACATCAAGCAGGACTCAGGCGGCGGAACGCCGGTCACCGCGGTTGGCCAGCCCATCGGACGCATCCTGCCGGTGGTTGGCTCGGCCGGGAACATCACGCAAGCCACCGGCTCGTTTTGCCCACTGCTGGGCCAGATCAGCGCGACTGGCCGCTATGCGATGGTGTTCGACGGCACAGACGACTACCTTCAGTTTGTCACGGTGTTCTGGGCATCGGGCGACGACACGACAGTCATTGCCTCGGGCATCCCCGCAGAAACGGCGACGAACCGGGTGTTCGTGCACTGCGGCGCTGGCACGGCCACTGCGCGCCATCCCTACCTGGGCGTGACCGCGGGTGACGTGGCCACGGCCTCATGGCGCGGCGATGACGCGGTGATCCGGCAGATCGATGGCGCGCTGAACGTGAGCGATCGGCCGATCGTTCTGTCGTCCACCAAGATCGGCGCGAACAAGAAGCTGTTCACCAACGGTGTGCAAGAGGGCTCGACCAACACCGATGCGGTCGGCTCCATTGCTTCGCTATCCCGCATCCGCGTTGGCTCGGCCAGCACGACAACCGGCTACTTCCAAGGCCCCATCACCTTGATCTTCGTCGGCAAGACGGTGACGGACGGGCAACGACAAGACATCGAGCGTTTCGCCGCCTACCTCGCAGGCGCGGCCTACGCGAACTGATCACTCCTTGGTCACCCGACCTTGAGCCCGCTTCGGCGGGCTTTTTTATTCCCGCGTCACTCGACGCAACCCCACTGTGCCGGGGCGTTTCGGCCTGACTCATCACACCGATGACCACTGAAAACCTTGCCGCTCCTGGCGCTGCGGCAGAAATCACCGCGCCTGCTGCTCCTGAACTGGAGATCCCGCAAGTCGAAGGCGCCGACGCCCCCGCGACCGAACCGGCTGAAACCGAAGCCGAGAAGGAAGCGAAGGCGGTCAAGCAACTGCAACGCCGCATCGACAAGCGAACCCGCGACCTGTACGCCGAACGCGCTGAGAAAGAGCAACTTCGCCGTGAACTGGACGCGCTGAAGAACACCGGGAAGCAATCCCCAGAGGATGCGCCCGACATCGAAGCACTGACCGAACGGCGTGCGCGCGAGCTTGTGGAGCAGCAGACGCTGCAAGGCAAGGTGCGCGCCACGCTGGAGAAGGGCCGGGCGCTTGCGGACTTCGACCAGGCCGTCAACACGGCAATCGAAGACCTCGGGCTGCTCGACTCCAAAGGCCGGCCAACGCCGCACCTCGCGGCCGTGCTCGATGCCGATGCGCCGCACGAGTTGATCCATTACCTCGGGACGAACCCCGACGTCGCCGACTCGTTGCAAGGGCTGTCACCGACGCAATTCGCCTACCGCCTGGCCCGCATCGAAGCACAGATGCAAGCCGGCAAGGCCCCGAAACAAAGCACTGCACCGAAGCCGCTCACGCCGGTGCAACCCGCCAGCAAGCCGACCGCCAAAGCCGACTCGGAAATGTCCGACGCGGAGTGGTACCGGCAGCGCCGCAAACGTTAATTCAAGGAATCTGAATCATGGCTAACGCCCCGCTTACCCACTCCATGGTCGCCCGCGAAGCCGCGGCGATGCTGGAGGAACTGTCTCCCTTCGTGCGCAATGTCAACAAGGCTCGTCAAGACGAGTTCGGCGAAGACATCAGCGGCTACAAGAAGGGCTCTTCGGTCCGCATCAAGCTGCCCCCGACCGGGGTCGTCTACGACGGCGCCACCTTCGCCGGTGGCGGCTCGGCGCCGGACTTCGTGGAAGCCAGCGAGACGCTGACGCTGGACACGCAGAAGCATGCCGGCCTGACCTTCACCGCGAAGGAAAAGCTGCTGGACATCACCGAGTTCAAAGAGCGCATCCTGATGCCGCAGATGATCACGCTCGCTGCGTCGGTCGAAGCGGCGGCCCTGCAACTGGCCTGCCTGGCCACCCCGAACAAGGTTGGCACCGTGGGCACCACGCCCACGACCATGAAGCTGTTCAACCAGGCCCGGCAGAAGATGCAGCGCAGCCTGACGCCGAACGACCCGCGCTACATGATGTACACGGATGATGTCGGCCCGGAACTGATCGATGCATCGAAGGCGCTGTTCAGCCCTGTGCCGGAGATCCAGAAGCAGTTCTACGAAGGCTCCATCGGCAAGGCTTCAGGCGCGGCCTGGTACGAGTGCGTGAACCTGCCCACCCAGGCGGTCGGCACCCGCGCTGGCGCAATCACCGTGTCCGGCGCGAGCCAGGTTGGCGCGTCCATCACGGTGGCCTGCACGAACGGTGACACGTTCAAGAAGGGCGAGATCCTCACCTTCGCAGGCGCCATCGACGTGCACCCGCTGACCGGCACCGCCTACGGCACCGCGCTGAAGCAGTTCGTCATCACCGCGGACACGACCGCCTCCGGCGCCACCGTGGCGCTGCCGATCTATCCGTCGATCGACACGGCGATGCCGAACCAGACCGTTGCGGCTTCGCCGACCAACGGCGGCGCGGTGACGTTCGGGTACTCGTCGGCAGCTCACAAGGAGTCGCTGATGTGGCACAAGGACGCGTTCACGATGGCTTTCGCTCCGCTGCCTGTGCTGGCCGGCTGCGAGGGCTACACGGCGCGTCTTCCGAGCGGCGTGAGCGTGCGGGTGATGACCGGTGGCAACTTCAACGCCGACACCGAATCAACCCGTATCGACGTGCTGTACGGCTTCAGCAAGGTGCGCGCGAACCACGCGTGCAGGGTTGCCCAGTGACGTAACTCAAGAGGGGGCTTCGGCCCTCTCTTTTCACACCATGCACAACGAATTCCCGAAGTCCCTTTACCGGGGCGGCGAATGGGACGGCGTGTCCGAGCCCGATTGCGTCGTCGTGGCCAATGTGGACGAGCAAGCCGCCAAGGCTGCGAACGGCTTCTTCCCGTTTGGCGAGGCTCCAGCGACTGACGAGCCCGCCAAGCGCAAGCCTGGCCGGCCGCGCAAGGACGCCGCGTGACCACAGCCGCAGCCATCGTCACCGACGCCCTCGGGCTGATCGGTGTGACCGATCCGACCGATGCCGCCGCCGCCGAAGATGCAGCGCTCGGCCTGCGGGTGCTGAACCGGCGCATCAACGCGCTTGGCCTGGAACCCTCCATCGGCCTGGTGGTGTCGTTTCAGGCTGTCCCGCTGATCGGTGGTGACAGCTCAAAGACCATCGGCACCGGCGCGGACGTGAACGTGACGTGCCCATTGCGCATCGAGACTGGCGCCTTCATTCGCGTTGGCGGCATCGACTACCCGCTTGAAGTGGCCGGCCGCGAGAACTGGGTTGACATCTCCATCAAGTCGGAAGCCGGTATCCCCTGCGCCGTCTATTTCGAGCGCACGTCAACCATTCAAGGCCGGGTGACCTTCTGGCCAACCGCACAGGCGGCGTGCACTGCCTACCTGCCGCTGGTGCAGCGCACGGCCCAGTTCCCCGACCTGACGACCAACGTCGTCTTGAGCGACGGCTACGAAGAGATGCTGGCCTGCGACCTGGCCGTGGCCCTGGCGCCCTTCTACAACCGCGAAGCACCAGGCAGCGTGATCCAGCGTGCCCGCGTCACCAAGCGCCTGGTCAAGCGCATGAACGCTCAGACGCCGCAGCTTGATGCGGACGACCTTCAACAAGCGGTGCACGGCCGGTCAGTGCTGCCCGCAGGCACCTTCAACGCCTGATGTTTCCGTTCGTCGGACCCTCCTACGCGCTAGCCACGCGCGCCGCAGACGTTCAGCGGTCGGTCAACCTGTACCCGGCGCCAGTTGAGAGCGGGTCCGGCAAGTCGCAGTTCATGCTGCAAAGCGTGCCCGGGCTTCAGACCTTTTGCGCCATGGTCGGCGAGGGCCGGGGCTGCTACGAGATCAACGGGCGCGCATTCTGCGTGGTCGGCAACGGCCTGTATGAGGTTTCAACCTTGGGCGCTGCAACGCTTCGCGGAACGCTGTCCACCGTTACCGGCGCCGTTGACTTTGATGCGAATTCGCTTGAACTGTTCTTGGTCGATGGCGTCACCGGCTATCGCCTCACGCTGGCCACCAACACCTTCGCTGTGAACTCGCGGGTTGCCTCGATCGGCGGCAGCCGCCGCACGGCCTACCTCGACCAATACGCGATCTATGCGCCGGTCGGTTCGAAGTTCTTTCTCTCAGCGCTCGCTGCCTCCGGGACCATCGATGACCTCGACTTTGCCAGTGCCGAGGCAATGCCTGACGAACTGGTGTCGTTCGTGGTCTGCAATCGGCAGTTGTACCTGTTCGGCTCGAAGTCTGGCGAGATCTGGCTGAACACTGGAGCCGCTGATTTCCCAATGCAGCGCTATGACGGCATGGTGATGTCGGTGGGGTGCATCGCGCCATACTCGGCTCGCGTGCTCAGCGGTGCGCCGGTGTGGCTCGGCTCGGACAACTCCGGGTCCGGCTCGGTATGGATGGCCAACGGCTACCAGCCGCAGCGCATCAGCACCCGCGCTGTCGAGGAAGCGCTGAAGCAGTCCACGGACCTGTCCGCGGCGACGGCCTACGTGCACCAGTGGCGCGGCTCCTACTTCTACTGCCTGAACGCCCCGGGCCTGGATACGACGTGGGTGTTTGACGCGCTCACGCAGTCCTGGCACGAGCGCGCCGAGTTCCCCGATGGCGCCTATGCGCAGCATCGTGTGATGGGCTGCATGACATTCGCCGGGCGTGACCTGGCGCTTGGCAGTGACGGGGTGCTCTATGAATGGAGCGCGGACGCCCACAGCAACGACGGCGACACGCTGGTGCGTGAGCGCATCAGCCCGCACAACGCGACGCAAGAGAGTCGGCGCCTGTTCTTCGGTGGCTTCGTGGTTGATTGCGACCGTGGCGCCGGTGGCGTGGCGATGCTGCGCTATTCGAACGACGGCGGGGCGACGTGGAGTGATTGGCGACAGCGTTCACTGGGCGCGCTTGGCAAGTACCGCACGCGCGTCATGTGGCAACTCAGCGGCTCATCCCGCGACAGGGTATGGCACCTTCGCTGCACTGATGCGGTGCCGTTCAATGTGGTTCACGCTTTTGCGGAGGATGCGTGAGCGCCGCTCTCATTCCGCCGCCGCCGCCAACGGTCCCCCTGGGGCGCGTGGTTGGGCCGAACGTCTACATCGACCCAGCCTGGGCGCTGTACCTGACAAAAGGTCTGTTTGACCGGGTTGGCGGACACGACGCGCCGACCAACTTGGATATTGCAATTGCGTTGCACGACGACGCGGGCATCGAGGAAATGCGAGCCGACCTGTATCGACTGCAAGGCGAGGCCATGCTGTGGCCACCGGTTGCCCAGGCGACCACCGAATCGCCTGCTGATGGGCTCGTGCAAGCGTTGATTGCCGAAGTCGCGGAACTGCGCAAAGAGATCGACTCGCTGAAAGCTGGAACCATCCTATGACCGTCACCCCGAAGACCCTGCTTGAGGCGAAGTACGCCGAGAACGCGCAAACCACGCAGTACACCGCCAGCGGTGTCAAGACCATCATCGACAAGTTCACCGCGACCAACGGTTCCGGCTCGGCGGCCACGTTGGCGGTGAACATCGTTGCGTCAGGCGGCGCGGCTGGAGCGACAAACCTGATCCTTTCCCCCAAGAGCATTGCCGCGGGTGAGACGTACACCTGCCCGGAACTGGTTGGCCAAATCCTAAGCGCTGGCGATTTCATCTCGACCAATGCCGGCACGGCGTCTGCCATCGTCATCCGCATCAGCGGGCGTGAGGTGACCTGATGGATGTTGACCTGACCAGGCGCCAGGCGTTCGACATGTACTTTGCATCCATCAAGAGCATGGCCGACCACCCCGGAACAACCCGCGACGCGGCCAAGCCGAAGACGCTTGGCGAGTGCGCCGAAGAGGCATTCCGCATGTTGCTGCTGCGTGACCAGATGGTTGAGAAGGGGCTGATTTGAAGATCAAGCACCTTGCCTCGGGCATCAACGTCGCGCCCATGCTGTGGGCGCTGCATTCGCACCCCGAACTGTGGGACCAGAACACGGCTCGTACCGAGCACCCCAGCAGCCCGCACTACGGCCTCAGCGACATTTGGACGCGCTACGCCGCGCCAGGGGTTGACGGCAGCCAGCCGCATGACTCGGTGTGGTACCCGTGCGCCGACCTGATGCCGGTTCGGGATCTGGTCTATCCGCTCATGTCGATGGTCGAGGGCGACCACCTGGGCGGCGTGCTCATCACCAAGATCCCCGCCGGGAAGATGTGCAAGCCACACACCGACCCGGGCTGGCACGCTAGGCGCTACCAGAAGTTCGGCATTCAGATCCAGGCACACCCGAAGCAGGCGTTTCACTTCGAGGGCGAGTCACTGGTGACAAAGCCGGGCGACCTGTTCTGGTTCGACAACGCTTTCAAGCACTGGGTCACGAACGACAGCGACCAGGACCGAATCACGATGATCGTGTGCATCCGCACCGACAAGGAGGTGTGACATGCCGTGGGCAGCAGCAGCAGCAGTTGTGGGGGCGGTGATCACCGCGGACTCGCAGCGGAGTGCGTCCAACAAGCAAAAGGACGCGGCCGACAACGCCACGGAGTTGCAGTGGGATATGTACAACCAGACGCGGGAGGACAACCTTCCCGCACTGGACGCGCGCAATTCCGGGCTGACTCAGCTACAGCAACTGCTGGGCATCGGTGGCGACGCGAAAGCATCCAATTACGGGATGCTGAACCGCCAGTTCACCGGCGCGAACCTGGCCAACGACCCGGGCTATCGGTTTGGCCTGAATCAAGGGACTCAAGCCGTTGAACGCAGCGCATCGGCACGGGGCGGGCTGTTCTCCGGCGCGACGCTGAAGGCCCTTGAGCGCTACGGCCAGGACTACGCCGGAACGAAGTTCAACGAGGCGTTCAACCGCAACCAGGCCACGAACGATTCTCGCTTCAACCGCTTGGCATCGCTGGCAGGGCTGGGCCAGACCGGCACGAGTCAGATCGGCATGGCCGGCCAGAACGCCGCCAACATGGCCGGCAACTACGGAATCCAGGGCGCCAACGCGCAGGCCGCGGCTCAGATGGGCCAGGCCAACAACCTGAGCAACGGCATGAACCAGCTCGGCGCCTGGGCGTCGCGCAACTGGGGCAGTAACCGCGGCGTCGGCGCGACAAATGACCAGCCGTGGTATTCGGGCCAGAGCAGTACGGACTGGTGGCTGACCAATGGCAGCAGCGGGGATTGAGCATGGCAACGGTTGACACCTCGATCTACAACACCCCGCGCAAGTCAGCGTTTGAGTACCTGCAAGAGATGGACGCGGCCGACGCCGCCAAGCAGGCCAAGGAAAGCAACCGCCTAGCGCTGTTGATCCAGCAAGGGCAGTACCAGGACCAGACCCAGGCCCGGGCGCGCGGGAACCAACTGCGCACCGCGTTGCAAGGGCTGGGGCCGGATGCCGGACCAGAGCAGCAAATCGGCGTGTACCAGCAGCATGGCGAGATTGCTCAGGCCAATGCTCTCCGCAAAGCGTTGAGTGATCAAAAGCGCGAGGCCGCCGACACAGAGAAGGTGCAACTCGGCAACCTGCACACCAAGCTTGACCGCCACCTCCAGGCGCTCGCCATGGTGAACACCCCGCAGGACGCTATGGCGTGGCTGCAAGAGGGCGTCAAGGGCGGCACCATGGACATGCAGAAGGCATCCGGCCTGGCTGCGCAGTTGCAGGCCATGAACCCGCAGCAGTTGCAGGGCTGGAAACAGCAGATGACCCAGGGTGGCCTGAGCCTGAAAGAGCAGGTCGAGCAAGTCTGGAAGCAGAAGGGCTACGACCTCGACGTGCGAAAGGTGGACGAATCCGCGCGCCACAACAAGGCGCAGGAGGGGCTGACCGCCCGTGCCCAGAACCTGGCCGACAGCCGAGCCCGTGAAGGGCTGGCGCAGGCAGAAAGCCAGTTCCAGCGCACGCAGGCCGCCGCCAGCGACAAGCCTCTGAACGACGTTCAGTCGAAGGCGCTGCTGTTTGGCTCGCGCATGCAGGAGGCCGACAAGGTGATCGGTAAGCTGATCTCCAGCGGCACGAAGACGCCAAGCCTCATCAAGCAGGCGGCCGAGTCGGTCCCGGGCATCGGTGGCGCGCTTGGCATGGCCGCGAACGCCACGGTGGCGAGCGACAGTCAGCAGCAGATGGAGCAGGCGCAACGCGACTTCATCAACGCCACCTTGCGGCGCGAGTCCGGCGCGGTCATCTCTGAAGCCGAGTTCGACAACGCTCGCAAGCAGTATTTCCCGCAGCCTGGCGATTCCCCGGCCGTGATGGCGCAGAAGGCCAAGAACCGTACCTTGGCCACCAAGGGCATCTTGGCCGAGGTGCCCGAGCGCAAGCGCAGCAGCCTGTCGGAGCCGTCCACGGGCGGCGCCACGGGCTCGTGGGGCGAAGGCTGGAAGATCGAAAAGGCCCAGTGATGGCAAAGTTCAACGTCACCTCTCCAGACGGGCAGAAGTTCGTCATCACGGCGCCAGACGACGCGACGCCCGAACAGGTGATGTCCTACGCGCAGTCCCAGTGGAAGGCGCCTGAGCCGAAGTACGACCCGACCGAGGGCATGGGCACCATTGAAAAGGTGCGCGCAGGCATCGGCATGGGCATGGCCAAGACGGCTCGCGCTGTCGGCCAAGCGGTCGGGTTGGTGGACCAGTCGGAGATCGACGAAGCCAACCGGCTGGATCAGGCGCTGGCCAACACCAAGGCCGGCAAGGTCGGCGGCTTCATCGGCACCACGGCCGCGGTCGCCCCGACACTGCTGATCCCTGGCGCGAACACCTACACCGGCGCGGCGCTCATCGGGGCCGGCACTGGCGCGCTGACCACCGAAGGCGACATTGGTGACCGCGCACAGGGCGCGCTGTTTGGTGGGCTTGGCGGCCTAGCCGGCAAGGGGTTGGGCGACGCCGCAGGGGCGGGCATCAACAAGCTGCGCACGGCCTACGCTGGCAGCCAGGCCGCCAAGCAGACAGCCAACGCTGGCCGGGACTCAGCGGCGCAGCTTGCCCGCCAATCCGGCTACACCCTGCCGCCGACCGAGATCCGGCCGAACGCGCTGAATTCGCTGCTGGAGGGCCTGTCCGGCAAGATCAAGACTTCGCAATCGGCCTCGCAACAAAACCAAGGCGTCACCAACGCCCTGGCCAAGAAAGCTGTTGGCCTGACCGATGACGCCGTGCTGGACGCCCCGGCGCTCCAGGCGATCCGGGCCGAGGCCGGGAAGGCGTACGACGCGGTTGCGGCCGCTGGGCAGATTACCCCGGGCGCCAAGTACACCCAAGCGCTCGACAGCATCGTTTCCGACGCACAGAAGGCCGCCCAGAGCTTCCCGAACGGCAAGGCCAATCCGGTGCTGGCAGAGATCGACGCGCTTCGCTCGTCGTCCTTCGATGCTGGCTCGGCCGTCGCCAAGATCAAGGAACTGCGCGCCGCTGCGGATACAGCTTATGCCCAGCGTGACAAGGCACTCGGCAAGGCGCTGAAGCAGGGCGCAGCCGCGCTGGAAGACGCCATCGAGGACCACCTACAGCAGGCCGGCCCGGGCTTGCTCAAGCAGTTCCGAGATGCCCGCCAGTTGATCGCCAAGACCTACAGCGTTGAGTCGGCGCTGAACAAGGGAAGCGGTGAGGTGGCCGCCTCCGCGCTGGCCAAGCAGTTGCAGAAGGGCCGGCCGCTGTCCGGTGAATTGAAGACCATCGCCGAGGTTGGTTCGGCCTTCCCGAAGGCGACGCAGGTTTTGCCTCAAAGCTACAACGCATTGAGCCCTCTGGACTTCGCGGTGGCCGCGGGCACCGGCGACCTGGCCGGCCTGGTGGCTCGCCCTGGCGCTCGGTCCCTGATCCTGTCGCGGCCCTATCAAGCGCTGGCCGCGCGCCCCATGTCCTACGACGACAGCGCCACGATCAACGCGCTGGCCCGCCTGCTCGGCAACAACCAACTTCGGCGCCTGCTGCCGGCCGCAGCGGCGGCCCAGTCAGTCCCAGCGGAATAGCAAGAAGCGCTTGAGCTTGCCGTCCTTCATCTTGATCTGCACCCATCGCTTGATGGGCCAGGCGACCAAGAGCATGGCGAACAAGAAAAACGGCGCTGCCATCTGAACGAGAAACGTTTCCACGCCACCCCCTGAGCCCGCCCCGTGCGGGCTTTTTTACGCCCGTTGATTATGGCCGCATACCTTCCTCTGTTCTTTGACCAGCAGTTCATGGCCAACTCTGGCTCGTTGGGGGCGCTGTACAACCTGCACACCTACGACAACGGCACGACGACGCCGAAAGCGACCTACACCGACGCCACGGGCAACGTTGCGAACGCAAACCCGATCCCGCTGAATTCTGCTGGTCGCCCGCCGAGCGCCGTCTTTCTCGGCGCCGGGTCTTACAGCTTCGAACTGAAGGACTCGGACGGGGCGCTGGTCAAGCGGTGGGATGCTGTCACTTCAGCCAATACGCAGATCATCGACTTGTCGTCCAACTTGGCCAGTCGGTCGAATGCGTCACTCGGCGGCGGGATGGTTGGTCACAGCCCGCTGCTCAACTACGTGGCCGGGACGATCGGCTATGCCGTCAACGCCCGCGGCCTCACCGTCGCAGACTTCAAGATCGACGCCAGCGGCAACGCGCGCACCGATCAAGAGGCATTCGCCGATGCCGCCGCCTACGCCCACACGCTGATCGGCACCGCTGCGTACAACGACCGCGGGTGTGACATCCAGTTCCCGGCCGGCATCTGGGATCTGACCGGCATCTCAACCATCGCAATCACGAAAAGCGGCATCGGGGTCATTGGCCTTGGTGCGCCTCGGGCCGCGGTGCTCCGGTGCGATGGCCCGCTGTTCGACGTGGGCGACTACACCCACGCCATTCGGGTTCGCGGGGTCACCTTTGCAAACCTGACCTTCTTCAATACCGACTACGCCAACACCGACGCATGCGTCAAGCTCTACCGCACGGCCGGCACGCGATTCGACAGCGTTCAGTTCATCAACTGGTACATCGACATTGACGCCTACCGTGCGAGCACCACGGTGCTTGAGATGGTTAACAGCGACCGGCCGAACCGCACCGTTGCTGGCCTGGCCATGCTGCGCGCGCAGGGGTTGGATGAAACCACGTTCGCCGTGCCCAGTACCTACTCACCGGGCGGCGGCTTTCACATCGGCAGCGGCTGTGAGTTCAACGGCGCGTCAGCAACCGTCGACACCACGTATTGCTTCCTCCTGAAGAGCGTGGATGGGTTCTATACCTCGTCCGACGTGCACTGCACGGGCTACGAGAAAACGATCGCCCTTGCGCCTGACGCCACGCCCGAGAACCGCGTGGTGGTCGATGTCAACATCGATTCGATCTATGTCGACGAGCCCAGCGCTTTTGCGGGCAGCCCGATATGCGTGTCCATCGAAGGCGCGGTAAAGCGGACCATCACCATGGCCAGCGGCGGAACTCAGTCGTCCATCTACCGCGGGATTCGGCTGAACGGAGGACTCCTGCGCGGCGCCGATGCAGCGAAGTACGGCGTTCTGGTTCGCGTCGGAGACACGGACGGGGATTACTACAACTACACCGCCCGCGAGTTCGGCGACATCAGCATCACCGGCGTGACCATGCGCCAGGCGGCGACGCGAGCCATTCAGGTGACCGGCGCTGGCTCTGGCGCCTACGTTGAGCCGGCAAACCTGCTCATCACCGGATGCACGTTCTCCGAGAACAACAGCGATGGCGGCACCGGCGCCAGTGACATCAGCGTAGCGGCCGAGAACGTGATGATCACGAACAACACGTTCGCCGCAGCCGCCGCCACCGGCGCGGATTACGTCATCGATGTGGTCGCATCGGACGCGGGCGCGACGGACGATGCCAACCCCTGCGCCATCGTGGCCGGCAACAACCTGGCCAAGTGCGGCCCGGTGGCGGACAAGTACATCCGGATCACAACCCCGGACGACGGCGCCAACACCATCGAGGAAGGCAACCTGCTGCCGGGGATGGGCAAGCGGATCGACCAGACCTACGCGGCCACCACTGTGGGCGCCACTTCGAAGGACATCTGGAGCTACGTGGTTCCAGAGGGCACCGGCGGCAACGTGCAGGTGTTCCTGCAAGGCACCACAGAAGATGGATCGAAGCACGTCAGCTATTCATGGAGCGCGGGCTTCAGGCGCAACGCTGGCGGTACGACCCTGAGCACGGGCACCACCAATTTCACCCCCGGGACGGCGTGGGACCCGGACACGATCACGACGCCCCCCACGGCAACGCGCGCCACCAACACGCTGAAGGTGACCGTGACGGGAGAAGCTGCGGAGACCTACTACTGGACGGCACGCATCGCGGCTGACTTCTCGCGGTGACCGGCATGACTGACCGCCGCCACGGATACGACCCCGAATACAACGGCCCAGAGCGGCGCAACCACGCGCAGCGCATCAAGGTGCTGGAAGCGTCGACCAACGTCCTCACCGATCAAACCGCAGAGCTGGCTGTGGCGCTCGGCGCCATCGACTCAAGGTTGCAAAGAGGTGTCGCGGCAGGCATGCGCGAGGTGCTGGCCGATGACAAGCTGCTTGACGACCTGTTAGAGCGCCTGCGCGGCCGGCTGGTGCAGGGCGCCGCCGAGCACACAGGCCGGTGGCTGCTCGGGACGATGAAGGCGTTCTTCTCTCGATGGCTGGTCATCGGCGCCATCGTGGTGATGGTGGCCCAGTACGTCGGCATTGCGCCCGCGAAGGTGGTGGCCGGGTGGCTGACTGGGGGCACCAAGTGAGGCTCATTCCGAACTGGCGCCGCGCTTGGCGCATGTTCAGCGTGCAGGCCATGGCGCTTGCTGGTGCCATCCAAGGCGCTTGGCCGATGGTGCCAGAGGACATGAAAGCCACCCTGCCGCCGACGCTCGTGCACTGGGTGTCCGTGGTTCTGCTCGTGGCCGGCATCGTCGGCCGCATGGTCGCTCAACCGAAGGTCAAAGCATGACCACGTACCTCAGTCCCCATTTCACGCTCGATGAGCTGACCCACAGCCAGAAGGCGGTTCGGCTCGGTTTGGACAACAGGCCCCCTCCTGACGTGCTGGAGAACTTGCGCAAGCTGGCCCAACTGCTGGAGGCTGTGCGCACCCACATCGGTCGCCCCATTCTCATCAGCAGCGGCTACCGCTCACGCGCGGTGAACGACGCCGTGGGCGGCGCGGTGACCAGCCAGCATCTGCGCGGCCAGGCTGCTGACTTCATCGCCCCAGGCTTCGGCAAGCCCGTGACCATCGTGAGCCACCTGATGGATGCGCCGATTGAGTTCGACCAACTCATCAATGAAGGTGGCTGGGTCCACATCTCGTGGTCGCCCAAGCCGCGGCGCCAGGTGCTGACGGCGCACTTCAGCGCGTCCGGCGTGACATACACCCCGGGGGTGTCGTGATCTACGCTGCCATCGGCGGGCTGCTCTTGTGGGCAGCCAGCCTGGCTGGCACAGCCTGGTGGTTCTACGACGCAGGCCAGGACAAATGCGAGGCCGCACAGGCGCGCGATGACCGTGTGGCCGCTGTCGCTACGGAAGCCGCGGCGAGCGCCGCAGCCGCCGCCATCGCCAAGGTCAAGGTGGTCAATCGGACGATTCAACAGGAGGTGCAGCGTGAAGTCAGCGAGCGTGTGGTTTACCGTGACTGCCAGCATTCTCCTGGCCAGTTGCAGCTCATCAATGCCGCGCTCGCAGGCGCCAAGCCCGAGCCCGCTGGTCGTGGCTTCGTGCCCCGAGCTGACGCCCTTGGCCGATCCGAGCTTCGGGGCGACAACCCTGAAGCTGGTGGAAGTGGCGGGGCAGTACCTTGAATGCCGCACCGCGGCGCTCGCGGGCCCGCGCGGCGGCCTCGACGGCGGAAGGCTCGACCACTGAGCATTACCGCACGGCGCTGCGCAAGGGCTGGCGCCTCACGGAATGCGAACTTGAGAACGCCTGGGCCGCAGCAAAGATCGTGTGGTCAACCCAGGGCCTGGAGGGTGGCTCGGAGCGCTACTACGCGCTGGCGCGGATCCTCGAAGACCGCTTGATGGAGAAGTGGCGGCTGCGGCACACGTAGGGTGAGGGCGGCCGGTGCTGAATTCCGGCATTTGGCGTGCACTCCACACCGGCATCCTTCGATGGAACAAGGGCCAGAACATCCAGGCGGTCTTTCTCCGCAGCCCTTCTCAGTCCGGTCGCGCATCAGCCTGCGCATTCACCCTCACGGCTGCGGCCCGGCACGGGGCTCCGGCTATCCCGGCTGTTGTTGCAGTGAGCGCAAACGAGCCGCATGCGTGAGGGTGTGGCGCACTGTCGTTTGTGTCTGCTATCCGCCAGGAAGTCCCCGAGGGGGCTTGTCGCTGACTGACCTTGCGCCAACGCCCCAATTCTCAAGCCGCCGCCCTGCGGGGTCAAGAGTCTTTACCCAGCCGCTCCAGCGTCAGCACCTCATCATCACACCCCGGCTCGCGTTCCCAGCACGAGCACCCATGCTCAGGCTGCGACCTGACCCGCACGCAGCCAGGGTGCGAACACCGCGCGCTGATGCCGTCCGGCGACATGCCAGCGAATGAGCGGCACGTCCAGCAGGGGTGGTCGGCTTCGGAGACGGATTGCGCGTACACCTGGGGAAGCATACAGCCATGCCGAAACCTTGTTTGTGCGGGGATTTCCTCCAAAGACTGCGCGTTTCAGGGCTTCCACGCGCGTGGCGCGAAGGCTATTTACCTATGACGCGCTGAGTGCGTAGAGCGCAGTATCTGATTCGAAATCCGGCATACGGGTCCTCCCGTATCGGGGGTTCGAATCCCCCCCTTTCCGCCAAGTGTGCGGGACTTTCCTCCAAAAAGGTCAGGCCCGCGTCCGTCCGATATTCGCAACCGCCTCGGCGAGTTTGCCAGCCGTGAGGTGCGAATATCGCTCGGTGCTTCGTGAGTCACGATGCCCGAGCACCTTCCCAACCACGAACAGGTCAACCCCTGCGTTGACCATCTCCGACGCGGCCGAGTGCCGCAGGTCGTGGAAGTGGAAGTCATTCAGCCCGACCTCGGCCCTTGCGCGCTCCCAGGCTCGCTGAATGGTGATCTTGGGGCTGGCCAGGGGCAGCCGGGGCATCAGGTGCCGGATCTTGGGGTGTGCCGGAATGGCGCGCCTGTCGCCGTTCTTGGTGTCGTGCAGCACCAGCAGGTCGCCTTCCGGCTTCACCTTCAGCAGCTCGCCAAGGCGCATGCCAGTGTAGAACGCCACCCGAATGGCGATCTGCGTTTCCCAGTGCGTGCAGGCGCGGCAGGCTTGCAGCATCTGCTGGCGGGTCAGGTAGGTGTGGCGCTCGTTGCGCACGGTCGGCAGCACCATCTTGGCTGTCGGGTCGCTGGCGCAGAGCCCGTGCCGCTTCCAGCCCCAGCGGCAGGCCGCCTTCAGCAGGGCCAGCCGGTTGCGGATCGTCGCATCGCTCAGCACCTTGCCTTTTCGCTGACCATCGCGCGCCGCGGCCACCTCTCTGGCCACTGCCGGCAACTCCGACAGCGGCTTGCCTTCGTAGGCCCAGCGAATCTCGTTCAGGTGCTGCTCGGCCGACTTCAAACTCTTCAGGTGCTGCTTGTCCATGAGATACAGCAGCACGGCCTTGTCGATCAGGCTGTCTGACCTTCCACCAGTCGCAACTTCGACGAGGCGGCCTGTTTCCCGCTGGTCGTATTCCTCGGCTTTTGCTTTAGTCCAGCCTTTTGGAAGTAGGCGGCTAAGTCGGTGTCGACGTGCCGCAATGAAACGGTCGAACTCGAAGCGCCAGCGCTTGTTTCGGGTATCCCAGCGGATCGACATGAGATGAGGTAGGTTTGAACGTCTGCGGGATCGAAGCGTACAGCACGCCCGATCCGGTACCCGGCCAGACGGCCGGCATGGAAGAGGTCATAGACCATGCGGGCGCTGACGCCTAGAAGCTTGGCTGCCTCTGCTGCGGAGATCATCGCCCCTCTCCTTGATCTGGCAGTCCCCAATCACCATCCTCGGCGAAGACCTCGCCAGTCGACTGGTCGATCATGCGCGCAGAAAACAGCGTATCGCCGCATGCAACTTCGAGATCGTCTTGCCCGTACTCGTCGGCAAAGAGAAATTGCCGATTGCAGTCGCATGCGAAGTTGTTCTCGAACCAGTTGAAGGCGATCAGCTTGGCATCGACCAACAGTGGCTCGGTGAAGTCCGTTTCCACATGCTCCGGCGCATTAATGCCGCGAACCTCACCGGTGCGGTTCTCGCGCAGCAGGATGGTGAAGAGGCGCAAGGGCGCGTCGGTCATGGCGTCTCTCCTTGATCTGGTGCTGGGGATGGATGGGATGGGTACACCGCGAACACCGCGCGATCAAGAGCCTCGCGCAAGTCCATCAGGGCTTCGGTGTGGTCGGCCCCTGCGGCAATCTTCCGGGTCAGTGCCCTTGCGGCGTCGTAGACCTTGCGAAGGCTCTTGATTTCGCGGCTGACCTTGCGCAACTCGCTGCGCCATTGGTACGCAGTGTCGCGGGCTTGCGCGTACTTCGTGCCCATCACTGCTCCTTCCCTGCTGTAGCAGGCGGCTCGTCGTCGGCCGGCTTCTGCGGCCACCACTTCGACTCGCCAACAACGCGAATTGTCGGGCGGTACATGCCGCCAGATAGCGCAGCGCTCATCACCTCGTTGCGGATGCGCTCGCCATCCTCGTCTGAGGCGTCAACCGGCGCGCTGAAGTCCATGCCCCAACCGCTGTTGCCGTGCTGATAGTTCCGCCCTTGCAGCCAGACTCTTCCGCAGGGCTCTTCCGGTTCCGGCTCTGCTGTCGCAGGCTGGGTGGGGGCTGCGTCAGTTTGCGAATTTGTGCAAGTCGCAGGTTTTGGCAAAGGCTGATCGTTGCAGCCCGCGCCGCAAATCTCCGGGCCATCCCAACCTGCGAAGCGCGAAAGCGTTTCCGCGAGTGGCGGCATGCCAGAAGCGGCAACCCGCAAGCGCGCCAGAACGTGCGCCGCCCAATTCGTGGTGCCAGCAAAGTGACCAGCGCTGCTCGCCGACAGGTGCGCATCGATCAGGTGGCCCATGCCGATGCGAACCGGCTTGCCTTCCCCTTCTCCCCGCGCCTCATCCAGAGCTTTGGCTATGGCGGTGCGCAGGGCGGTGCGGGCGGCGTCATACCGTAGGCGCAAGCTGTGCAGCATGTCGCAGTCGGCCTGCGTCAGCACGTAGCCCGGGTGCTGCGCCCAGTTGAAGGCGACGTTTGACAGTTCGGTGCCTGGCACCTGCCGCATCAGTTCGTCAAGGTGGTGGGTCATGGGTGGCTCGCCTTTGCGAATAGGGCCGCGCAGATGGTCACGATGTTGAACCACAAGGCAGCGGCGTAGAACCATGCGACAGCGGTCGGGTGGGAGAGGAAGGCGCGCCAGAGGCGATTGATGCGGCGCATCACACCCCCTCCCTGGCGTCGGCAAGAGAGGCGCGGGTCTGCTGCCCCTCCGCGTCGGTCCTGATGGCGGCGGCGAACTCGCAGGGCGGGACGCCATCTGACGTAGCGCTGAGCCACCGCTTCTTGTAGGTCAGCGCCTCCGTCAGCTTGGCCGCCCGCTCACGCTCCTTCGCCACAGCGGCAGCCACTTCGGCGGCGATCTGGGCGGCGGAGCCTTGCAGCGCTTGCCAAAGCTGCACCTCTGCGGCCGACGCCGGGGCGCACCCGGAGCCGCCCTTGGCAGACCAGTCGATGACCCAAACGGTGCCGCGCTTTTCGATGATGAAGGGCAGGTCAGCCATTGCTCGCCCCCTCGCTGCCGGCAGGGCGGATGCCGAGCGCGGCGAGCTTCTCGCGTAGGCGCCCGCGGTAGTCGGCTACAGCGTCGCCGTGGTCGATCTGGGCCATGTGCGCGATGTGATCAACCATCCTGAGAATCTCGGCAATCCGCTCGTCGCTCAGCGGCACCAGCCCCTCCCCCGCTCCACGCTGTGCCTGCCCTGCGGCGAGCGGCACGGTGTATGTCGCGGCCTTCGCCTTGCCGCCTTGGCCGAAATTCGTTTCCCAGGCTCGCTTGCGCTCGGCGTGGATCACATCAAGCGTCGCCGGGTCCATCCACGCCACCGCCTCGGCTTGCGCCCGCCGCGGGGGATGGGGGGCTGCGGCGAGGGCGGCGGCCCAAACCTGCTCCGGGGTACAAGCTCCGTAGTTGAGGTTCACGCGAATCGACATTCGCATGTCACGAGTTAGCTCCACCGGCACCATGCGCCACTGCCCCGCCGCTGGCTCATCTACCGACAGCACCTGTCGCCCCGCATCCGTCAGGTGGATCTGGTGGACCCGCAGCGCGGCACCTGGGGCGGACACCTCAGTGCTGCCTGATGTGAGGGGCTCATCGGGGGCGGGCTGGGCGCGGAGGGCGGCGATGGCGCTGGTAGCAATCTGACGAATGAGCACCATGTCGTCAAACCAGTCGCCGGTGTCTCTACTCTTAGTGCGTTCCGCCGATTCGGCGCGTACGTGGATGCGTTCCAGCGCCTGCGCCAATTGCTCGTTGATGCTCACGTCTGGCTCCGGTTGCATTTGTGGCCCACGCCCAGCGCCTGGAACAAGCGGCCGAGCCAGCCAATAGGTTTGCCGCAGCGCTGGCAGCAGTACGAGGGGTAAAGGCTCACGTCTGGCTCCCTTCAAGTTTGGCGCCGCAGAAGGGGCAGAACGAAGCGAACATGTTCATGGGCTTCCCCCGCAGCTTGGCGTCGCGCTTCGTCGTGGTGATCTGGATAAGCTCTGCCTTCGGGTTGGAGAACGAGATTGCCGAGGCGAGTTCGGTGTTGTGCGCAGCGAGGTGCTCGTTCACGCGCTTGATGCAGTCGTGGCTCATTTCGTCTGGCTCCCTTCGGCGGGTGGGTGGGGTTCAAACCATGCGCCGCCAGTACCATCAGGCGAACGATTGCACCCAGCGTGATGCCATAGGCCGTTTCCGCCCCATTCACGACACCCGCCGCAGGACTCGCAGCGCGGGGTCTGTGGCCCGGCCGGCGGCTTCGGCTCACCTTTGCGCAAGTGCTTCCCCCCCTGCGCTGGCGCTGCGGCTGGCGGCTCCTGGGAGAAGAGAACGTGGGCCAGTGAAGTGACTGCGCCGCAAAGTTCTTCAGCGCCGTGCTTGCCAGCCCAAAGCCCGCCGTCATCGTCGCGGCACAGGCAGTTGTGGAAAGCAGCAATCGCCGCCTCCGCTGCGGCTCGCAGGGTGTCGTTACTCAAAGCTAAGCTCCTTCTTGAAGGCCGACAACCCGACGATGAGGTCGTGCGCCTGCGAGTAATCCATGCACAGCCAGTAGTCCTGAGTGGTGCTGTTGTGAGCCGGGAAGCGCGCAAGAAAACCGTTGCCGGTGTCGGACACCTCGACTGCCACGCTCCCTCTTAGTGGCCCGTAGTAGTCGGCGCCACGAATCACGCGCGCCACGTCGCCGTCGCGTCGCAGGGTGTCGTGGGTCATTGCTGCGGCTCCTTCAGCCAGGCGTCACGCTCGGCAATGACCTCGGCGCGGATCTGGGTTGCCGTCTTGACGGAGCCGTCTGCGTTCTTGTTGAACGGATTTATGGTCTGCCAGAATTTCTTGGTTTGCTGGCGCTTCTTGCCGTTGGCGTCGGTCCAGCGGCGCGTGGCTTTGACGGCGACTTCGTCGAATACATGGCGTGTCATTTGCTCAGTCCTTCCGTGTTGGTGAGGGTGGCGCGGGCGCGGTCCAATGCCGCCGAATCGGGGCCGACGCGGCCGGACTCTGCCGCTTTGCAAAGCCAGCCGAGTTCGCGGCGCAGCGCCACAATGGCGTCGTGCTGCTGGCGAAGGAGGGCGGCGGCTTCGTTGCACCAAGACTGCGAATCGAACTCGTACCAGTCGGTTTGCGGATGAATGCGCTCCGCCAACACCAGCGCCCTTGGCTTTGCTTCACTCATGGTGGGCTGCTCCAGTGGCGCGGGCGATTGCGGCGTCGATGCGCTCTGCCACAGCGCTGCCGTCCTTCACGCAGCAGCGGGCCGATTGCAGCGCCGCCAGAAGAAGCGGCGCGGCGGCGATCAGGTGCGCGCGCTCCTGTAACGAACTCGCGCCGGCCATCGTGTGCAGCATCGGGGTGGTCGACCCAACAACGTGCGCGACCGTCAATGGCAACGCCTCGTCGGTCTCGACATAGACGTGCACGCTGTTCTCACGCTTGTAAGTCTTCCCAATGCGCCAGTGCTTCGTGCTCATGCGCTCTCTCCTATGGCGGCGCGAGCCTGCTGAACCTCAAGGTGGCTGTCATCACCACCAGAGCACCCGGCGAAGCGGAGAAGGCCCTCCAGCGCTTCACGCAACCTCGCCGCATCCATCCTCATCCGCTCCAGCTCTGCCTCAGCCTCCATGCGCAGCGCGTGCGGCGTCTTGCCTGCCTTGCGTTGCAACGTGACGACGAAGGCGCGGGCGTGGTCTTGCGGGTCGGTAAGCGTGACTTCCACGTAGTTCGTGGCGCCTGCCTTGTCGAACTGGTCCGCGAAGGCTTCGGCCAGCAGCCGGCATGCGCCACCCTCGAAGCTGGCGTTGAGGTTGCCGCCGTGCAATCCCAGTTCTGAGATCATCGTTTCGTCGGTCACCTTCTGAGTGAGCGCGGCGCGCATCCGCTCCAGCTCTGCCTCAAGCGGGGCGAGGGCTGTGCGGGCGTAGGCGTGCATTTGCTCGGCGAGGAAAGCGGCTTCGTCGTAATCGGCGCCTTCATGTGAAACGCGGTTCACATACTCGGCCGGCTCAGGCAGCGGCGGCAGTTCTGTCTTGGTCATGTGCGCTCCAGTGGCCTATGGCCAGTTCCGTCACCTGCACGCGAACAACCTCGGTGCGGTGCTTGGCCTGCTCTTTGGTCAGCGTGACGCGGAAATCAACCAGCGGCGGCTCGAACGGGGAGTGCAGGGCCGCGACGATCTCGCCGTCCAGCTTCAGGCCGTACCAGACGAGGGAGGTGTGTTTGTTGTGGTTCATGGTTCTCTCCTTGGGGGTGTAAAAGCGGGCGTCGACCGGGAAAGGCTTGTGCGGGGAGGAGTCGCGCCGTCCGGTGTCGTGGCCCGGGAAATCGTTAGGCCGTCGTGCGGTCAATCACTCGGTTCGAGGCGTTCTGAGAGCGCCAAACCTCAACGCGTGTCTGAGCTGCGATCAGCGTCCACCGCAGTTCCTCTTCCTCGGCAACCGCGACTTGCAGCGCCGCCAGCAGGCCCAGGTAGTCCGGGTGTGCATACGCTTCGCGCTCCTGCGCCCCGATGGCCTTGTCCGAGTGGTTCTGCATGAGGATGGCCTTCTTGCTCTTGCGGAACTCTTCGAGGTACACCCGCTTGGCTTTGGCCTGGGCGTACTGCGGGGCCGTCTTGATCATGAAATCGACGGCGCTTTGTGGGTCGATGAGGCGGGTCATGGTCGAATCAATCCCTTCACAGCCAGCGCCTTGATCGTGAGCAGCACCCACGTATCGGCGAACTCTCGTTTCTCGGCCTTCGTCAGGGTGGTTCCCTGGTCGAAATCTGTGTGGCATTCCGGGCACATCGGAAAGCTCCAGCAATCAGGCGCCTTCATCCCCAGCGACTTGCCGCGGTGGTTGACGTGCGCGCACTGCGACGGCCCATCCTTCAGGCACCTGGCGCACGGCAGCGAGGCCACGGCGCGGCGCCAGGCTTCGCTGCGGTAGCTGCCGTCCTTCGCCAGGTCGGCGACAACCTCATCAGCCACCATCCGCACCACCCCCGCCCGCTCAATGGGCTTGACGACCACGGGGCGGCGCTCGTAGACGCGGGGCTTGAAGGACGAGTTGCGCATGGTCAGGCGGCCAGCTTGGAGAGCAACGCAACCTTGGCGTCGACCTCAGCGATGAACGCTGTCACCTCCGCCTCAAGCTCGCGTAGATAGCCAAGCTCCGGCGTGTAGCGCACGACGAACAGTTGAAGTCGCTCCGGCATGCGTGGGTCGTAGCTGGCGAAGTCGACCCAGGCCCGTCCGGTGCAGATGCATTGCCACGCCATCTGCGGCACGTACTTGGCTGGAGGCTTGCCGGCTTCGAGATAGTCGATGTGCACATGCGTCCGAGGGCACTTGATCTCGACCAGCCCATCGGGCGCTACCAGCCCATCAGGCGAGGCACCGGCGCGCAAGGTCGGGTGCAGCACAAGGCCGCACTCAGCGACCACGAAACCGGTCTGCACCTCGTAGGCAAACCGGGCGTCAGGCTCCAGTTCGATCCCGCGGCGCATGTCGTCGTTCTGAAAGGTCGACGCCGCGCTGGCGCCGGTCAGCAGCTCCGCGACCAGCTCACCCAGGTAGCCGGCCCGGCTCGTGCTGGGGCCGCTCTTGGTCTTGGCGATCACGTCAGCAACCCTGGAGGCCGTCACCAACCCGACGCGGGCGGCCAGCCACTCGGGCGAGCCTTGGGGGAAGTCAAGCACCTTCATCACGCGGCCTCGGCGAGTTGCTTGTCAGCCTGGGCGGCGATTCGCTTCAGGCCGTCGTGGTGGGCCTGCATGGCCTTCTTGTCGGCCGGCTTCAGCGTGGACCAATAGGCCTGATAGGCAGCGGTCCCGCGCTCGGCTGCGTCTATGGCTTCGTCCGGCGCATCGTCGCTCTCCGGGTCGGATTCCGGGTCGATGGCCGTAGCCTGCGTGGGCACGCAGAATGTCTGGAACAGCGCCGTGCGAAGGGATACCGACTGGGCCTTGGTCACGGCCTTGTCGCCGCTGTCCATGGCTTCGCCGTAGTACTCGCAGACCGAGGATGTCTGGTCCTCGGCCGTGAAGGTGAAAGTGCCCTTCAGCGTCACGAACCGCGTTGCCTTACCCTCGCCCTTGGCGCGCTCCACAATTGACAACTCAGAGTACTTCGGCGCCATCGTGATACCGGCCTCAATCAGGACTGTGCTCATCTCGTTCATGGCGTCCTCGATACCGCGGAAGTTGACCTTCGCGCCGCCCAGGTCGGCCCGCATGCGTTTGGCGATGCCCTTGGTTGCGGCAAGCCGCATGGCGGTCAGGGTCGATTGCTGAATGTTCTTCATCGCTCTCTCCACGTTGGGTCGCACCTACCAGTTGCCCCCTGGCTTTCACACACGCGCTTCGCGCTTCCACTGCTGAAAGAACTCGTGTGCTCACCCCGCTACTGGGGTCGGTGCGTTTGTTCAGATCCGGTGCAGCCGGGCGTCAAGGTCGTCGTAGAAGTCCCGGACGAACTCGCGCACCCAGCGCCACCCACGGGCCGCAATGCCGTCGCTGGTGTCGTCGGGCTCGGCGCAGGCGGTGGCCACACCAGCAGCTGCCACTTCGGCGCAGTGCTCGGTGCAGGGCTGGCGACCCTGGCGGCACGAGACTCCGCGGCAGCCGGTGCGCGCCATGTGCGCCACCGACTCGGCCAGCTTGCGTTCGCGCTCCCGCTCAGCCAGGTCGTACACAGAACGGTCGATGAGGCCCAGCGCGAGATTGCGGCTGTGAAGCAGGCCCCATTCGCCCAGCTCGTCCTGCGCCGAATGCAGCGCCTGGCGGTACTCGCTGTCGCAGATGGCGTCGGCACCTCGCTTGACCTCACCACGGCTGGTGAGCAGCATCATTCGGTCGTCGCGGTCGGCTTCGGTCAGGGGGCGGGTGATGCGTTGCATGGTCACTCCTTCACAAGGCAGAAAACGTCGTCGTTCGGGCAGGCCGTCGAGGTCAGCCACATGGCGCACACGAACGAAAACAGCATCCAGAACAGCACGTTGGTGGTGAAGCGCTTCATGTGCGGCTCCGGGCTGGCCACGAGGCGGGGCGCTCGGCCCACTCGATGGCCCAGTTAGGGTGCACGGCAATCACATGAGCGGCCATTGACGCTCGCTTGGCAGAGGTGGAGGGATCCACGCCGATAGACCAATCGCGCCCGTTGAACCAGCGCAGCCCCATGTGCCATTCGCCATTGACCATTACTCGCGTCGGCCACCAGCCATCAGAGGGCGGTTCGCCGGGGGTGTAGACAGTGCTCATGCGGTGACCTCCCCAGCTTCGACCCGTTCCTGAATCGCGTTCAGCGTGTCCGCATCCAGCAGTTCCAGAACGTCCTGGCTGCCGACGTACACCGCCTGGATCTCGGCCGAGGCAGGGTAGATGCCGTGCTGGTAGCGCTCTTCGTCGGTCACAACGAAGTGCACAGTCATCTGCACGCATTCGTTGCCGATTTCGACCTGGGCTGACCGCTGACCCACCGGCGCGGGCCGGGGCTCGCACTCGTCGCAGAGCAGTTCGACAGCGCGGCGAAGGAGGCCGATCTGCGCTTGCATCCGCGCCCGCTCAGCTTCGTTCCCGGTGAAGCCCGGCAGGTAGGCGGCCGAGTCAGCCTCGGCGCGCTGGATCAGGGTTCGGGCTCGGTTGTTCATGACGCGCTCCCGGTGGCTTTGGCGATGGCGGCGCGGTACCGCATGAGTTGATGCCTAGCGCCGCGCAGGCTTGCGTCGCGCACCGCTCGCGCCTGAGAGACAAAGTCGGCAGGCATGCCGCGGGACCGCATTGCGAGTGCGGTTCGCTGGGCAGATTTCGCAGACAAGACGTCGGCGACGAAGTGGCGGCGGATCCTGTCCGCGTCCTCGTTCCAGCCGTCGCCCGGGTAGACCGGCGCGGGCTTCGCTTCGCTCTGTGCTCGGTTGTTCATCTCTTCCTCCGGTGCGTCAGTGGTGACGCGTTGGAAGAGAGCTTAGCACGCTAAGTGAGTTTGCTAAGCGATAACCACTCAGCGCGCTAAGGTAATTCCGGTGAGCGTGCTAAGGTGTGGCTGACGAAAAAGCCCGCACGGGGCGGGCTTGTGGGAGACGCGATGTGGATTGACCGGAGCCTGCTACAGGGGCCGCGGGTGGCTGTAGTGACTAGCCAGCGTCAGTACCTGGCGGTGCTTCGCAGCATCGACTACAAGGAGCCGGACGAGTTTTGCCCCGCGAGGATGCTGGCCTGCGTCCACTCATTCGAGGCTGCTGGGGAGTTGGTGTGCGTGGTGGGAATCAATCTCCCAAGGACGCGCGCCATGGACTCGATTGACGTCGCGGCGCTACTGGTGCACGAGGCTGTGCACGTCTGGCAGCGCACGCGGGACGCCATAGGAGCAGACGGGGTAGGTCGCGAGCTGGAAGCTTACGCCGTCCAGAACATCGCGGCCGGGATCATGCGCGCCTACGTCAAGGCTTCTTCTTCGGTGGCGGCGGCGGTGACGGGACCTTGATCCGCTCCACGACAGAGCCCTTCTTGTCTCGCTCAGCATCCTTCACCGGCTTGAAATGCCCAGTTTCGGCGTCTCGCCCAATTTTCCGTGTCGTCGCCATTCGCGATCTCCAGATGAAGCCCGGTAGCGCCGGGCGCGCTACTGCCTGGTTCTGCACCCGCGCATGTCGCGCCTGGTCTTCTCTTTGTGCGCCTCGACCGTCAGCCATTGCATGTTGTCCGGCGTGTCCGGGCCACCGCACTTGAGCGCATGGATGTGGTCGACCTGCCAGCCTGGGCAGGCGCCGCGAGGCGCGCCCGTGACGGGGCAGGGGTGCTGCCGCTTGAAAGCGTAGATGGCGGAGGCGTTACGCCTCGTGCGGGTAGCTCACGGCTTTGGTTCTACGCTGATGCGTTCGTCTATGGGGTTGATGTAGGGGATGGCTTGCAGGCCGCGACCTATCTGCTCCCCTTTGTCGTCGGTTCGCATAACTACCTGCCACAGCCTTCCTGTCTTTGTGTCGAGCATGAACTGGTCGGCGCGCCAGTCCGAAACCTGGCCAAACACGAAGCGGCCTCCCTCGGTCTGCAAAACCTTCGGCGCGACTGTTGTTGGAGCCGCCGCCTTTTCTTGCGCCATGGCAGGAAACGCCACCAGCGCAGCAAGAACAACCGATACACAGTGCTTCATCATTCCTCCCCGAAAACGCGTTTCATCATCCCGTACCAGAGCGCCCCGGCCATCTGGCCCGCGAAGCCTGGATTGCGGTGAGCCTCGCCACAGGCACTGTAGAAGTACCGGCGGTCCTCTTCCATTGCGGCATAGGTCAGGCCGATGATCTCTCCAGCTTCGGCCCGCCTCAATAGCGTGCGGATGCAGGTAACCGTGTCGCTGGAGACGCGCCGCGTCCGTAGCTGTACGAGCTGGAATGGCCGGGCGCGACTCACGCTACCCCCTTCTTGCTGCGCCGCGACGTAGCCTTTACGACTACGCCAGATTGGCCCACATGGCGGTGTCTCCCCGCCTGCTGGTCCTCCGTCTCCATCTCTTCCGCCTGGTCCGCTTGGTTCGGTTCTGTCCACGTTTTCACCTCCACAGTGACCCCGGGCAGCTTCGACGCTTCGACCATTCGCAGCAAAAGAGCGGCCTCGGGATGTGCAAGGTTCGCCGAAATAACCGCAATCTTTTTAGGTGTTTCCGATGTGTATCTATCTTGCCGAGGCTCACTCTCTGAGCTACCCCGGGGGGACCCTTCCAGTTGGCGCGGTCCTTTGCCTTCCGCCCACCACTCCGCGCGCCAGCCGGTAAGCCGGACCAAACCAAGGACGGACTCGGCCTTTAGCCTCTGAGTCGTGGTTAGCCACTGGGAGACGGCCCCGGAGGTCACGCCAGCAGCAGCCGCGAGTTGGGCGTTAGTGAAGCCCGCCTCCAGGGCTTTTTCCGTGCGCTGCTTGAGTGTGAGCATTTTCATTATTTGAGCAGGCTTAACGCTTAGTGCGCTTGCGGCCGAATGGCTTAGTGCGCTAAGATGCGCCGCATGAAGAAGTCCGAAGCCATCGATCTGCTCGGCGGCACCACTTCTGCGGCGGCTAAGGCAATCGGCATCTCGCCGTCCGCCGTCTCTCAGTGGCCCGACGACGAAGACCTCTCCGACGCCATCCGCGACCGTGTTCAGGCAGCGCTCTGGCGCCGCCAGCACGACCGGCGCGATGCCCGCGAAGAAGCCAAGGCCGCCTGAGCCATGGAAACCCCCCTCGTGCCCTGCACGGGCCAACCCGCCCCCGACAACCGCGAGCACTGGCCCTGCGCTGACTGCAAGCGCCTGGCGCCCGTTGGCGTGGTTCCTGTGATGCCCATTGCCCCAGCGGTTCAGTTCGCGGATGGCATGGCGTTCTGCGGCAACAAGCAGGAGTAGGGCGTGGGTCATAACACCTGGCCTTTCCGCAGCATCTTCGCCAGCTTGGCGATGAGCGCTCGCACCTTGGCCAGGTCTGCGGCCTGCCGTTCCGTTTCCGTCATTCGTTCACCTCGCAGTCTTCGTGCTGTGTCTGTTGCCAAGCGCGCCGTCGGCGCGGCCGACTCCCCCGCGTTGGGCGGGGCGTGCGGCTTCGGGCACAGCACAAAGCCTGCTTTTTCAACCGCGATGGGAGTCGTGATGTCCATGGACCGCAGTTTTGAACCAATCGATAGGCAACTCGGAGCAACTACTGAAAACCATTGGCGGCAAGTGCCTATGTCGATGCTTTCAGAGGTTGCCGAACTTCAAGCGCTACCCCTTGGCCTGCTGTCCTCTGCGACCTTCAATGGATGCTTGAACGAGGCGGCCCGCCACAGCGGCATGGACGATCACGAGATTGCCGAGTCGTGCCACGTCAGTGCGGGTTACTTCAGCCGCTTCATGCGCAGCGTTGGCGTGCAGCAGGCAAAGCGCTTGGTCGCGTTCATGCGCGCCACGCGCAGCTTGGCGCCGCTTCAGTGGATGGCCCACCAGATGGGCTGTGACGTGGTTCTCCGGTCAGCCATGGCGGCTGAACTGGCCGCAGCCCGCGCCAAGGTGGCCGAACTGGAGCGCAACGCCTTCCCACGCCAGGCACGCGCCTAAACCCCCAGGCACGCCAATGCAAACGCGCAAAACCTTCTGCCGCCCTTACCGATTTCCGCCCGCCCAGGGCAAAGCGGGCCAGCGTTTTTGCGCAGCTCGCGGCCATCAGGCAACCACCGTTCCCACGGAGTAACGCGATGAAAACCCAAGCTGAGAAGCTGTTGCACCACTTGCGCCGCCGACCCATGACCTACATGGAGTTGATCTCGCTGGGCATCAGCGTGTGCCCCTGGCGCCGGTTGTCACCCGATGAAGTCGAGCCGCACCTTCGGCCTGGCGAAAAGATCAGCCGCAAGCTCAATGGCCGCGGCCTGGTGACGCTGCGCGTGGTGCGGGGCTGACCATGTTTGGCACGGCTAGGGTAGCTCCCGAAAAGGCGGTCTTCCGGCCCGCCCTGCCGATCGCCATCTCGCCGGGTCTGAACGGAACAGACATGAAGAAACCAACGTACATCGAACTCTTGCGCGATCCGCGCTGGCAGAAGAAGCGCCTGCTGAAGCTCGAAGCCGCTGGCTGGCACTGTGAGCGCTGCTGCGACGGATCAACGATGCTTCAAGTGCACCACAAGCGCTACATCAAAGGCCGCATGCCTTGGGAGTACGACGACGCCGAATTGGCCGTTTTGTGTGAGCCGTGCCACGAGGCGGAACACGAGGACAAGGAGTCTCGCACCACGTTGCTCGCCAGGCTTGCGGTGGACGGGCCTGTCAGCGTCGAAGACTTCTTCGCGTTCGGCGCCGGGGCGGTGTCAATTTTTGACTGGCTGCTTGACCCCGTTGTCGCCTCGATATTCCAGCAGATCAACGAGGACAAGAAGCTCCAGTTTCAGGCTGGTCGGGTAGCAAACCTGCTCTCGGAGATCCTCATTCGAACCGAGATACCTAACGTGCGGGTGGGCATGGAACAGGTGGCGGAGTTGTTCCATGGGAACGAAGACTTCCTGCTGGAGTTTCTAGCCTTGCTCAGCAAGCATGGCATCGAGGGAGCGCGGCCCCGCAATGCCTAATCGAATTATCCGCGAAGGCATCCTGACGAGCCCGCGCGTTGCGCGGCTCGGCTGGGCCGAGGAAGTCTTCTACCGACGCCTCATGTCGGTGGTCGATGACTTCGGGCGCTACTACGCGGATCACGGGATGCTGCGCGCTGCGTGCTACCCCAGGCAACTCAACAAGGTTTCCGACTCGGACGTAGGGAAGTGGCTGTGCAGTTGCACGGCTGCGGCCCTTGTAAGGGTGTACCCGGCTAAGGACGGGGAGCGCTACCTTCAGTTGCTTGACTTCCGCCAGCAGACGCGAGCAAAGGCTAGCAAGTTCCCGGACCCGCTAAGCGAATGCGCAGCAGATGCTACGCAAGTGCCAATCGAGGGCCAAGCATCTGCACCCGTATTCGTATTCGGAGACGTAGTCGAAGTCGAAGTCGAAACACCCCCCACCCCCTCTGCCGAGGGGGAGCCATCCCGCTTCGAGGAATTCTGGGGACTCTGGCCAGCCCACAAACGCAAGGTTGCCAAGGACCAATGCGAAAAAAAGTGGGGGTCCAAGGAATGCGACGCTATCGCCGAGCGGGTTCTCTCCGCACTCAAGGCGTTCAAGCTGTCCGATGACTGGCGCAAGGACGGCGGCGAATTCATCCCATCCCCGCTGGTTTGGTTGAACCAGGCCCGCTGGGAAGCCCACGTCGAAACAGCGGCGCCGAGCAACGCCGACGAAAGCATCGCCGCCGCCCAGCGATGGATGGCTGAGCAGCGCCTGACTCCCGAGCAGATCGAAGCCAACAAGGCCGCCGCACGCGCCCTGCGCGAACGAAAGCAAGCAGCATGACCAAGTTCGAAGCACACACCCTGCTCACTGCGGCCAGCAATGGCGCGCTGGTGAGCAAGCACCAGATCACCGCGGCCCTGATCGTCACCGGCGACCTGTTGCCGATCGCAAGGCATGTCCGACAGTCGGTCGCCACCGAGATTCAGGTGCCGGACTCCATTCCGGTCTGGCAGGTGCCGGCCAAGTTGATCCCGCAGGGGCCGCGCACGGTGCTGCCGCTGCCTTTCGCTGCCAACGGGTACATCGGATGAGCGACACCCCCAAAGCCCGCCGCACGGACGGCGCCGAGTACACCCCGACGCACCCGCAGTTCATCGGCAACGGCTTCATGCGGTCTTGCGCCAAGTGCGGCAAGTTCAAGGCGCAGAAAGAGGGCTGGAAGAAGAAGCCCATCGGCATGTGCTGCCCGGAGTGCGTGAAGTGAGCCGCGGCCGCCCAGTCGTCCAGCGCGACAACCCGTGGAACCTGAGCCCGAGCGAGTCCCAGGCGCTTGATCTGGTGCTGAAGCACCGCGGCGCGAAGATGGCCGCGCACGCCGAGGGCATCTCAGAGAAAACGGTCGAGTCCCAACTGCGCCGGGCCCGCGAGCGCATGGGGGCACCGCAATACGACCGGCTGGGCTACCTCCTGGACTGGCAGCGCTGGCGGCTGACGGGGGCTCCGGCATGAGCCACCGCAAAGACGGCGTTCGATCGCTCGAAACCCTGAAGGACCGCTGCCGGGTCAACGAGCATTCCGGCTGCTGGGTGTGGGCCGGCGCGGTGACCGGCGGCAAGGTGCCCTGCGTGGCAGTTGCTGCTGGCCTGGTGGGCAACGACAAGCGCATGACCTGTGCTGCGTACAAGCTGGGGTGGCTCCTGGCCGGCCGGACGCTAAAGCCCGGGCAGATGCTGGTCCGCAAGGTTTGCTGCACCGAGCCCCTGTGCGTGTGGCCCGACCACCGCCAGCGCGGCAACCGCAGCTCAGTGAACCGCAACGCGGCCAAGCGCGGAAGCTACATGTCGCAGGCTAGGACCGAGAAGCTGTGGGCCAGCCGCCGGAAGCAGGCCATCACGGTCGAGGCGGTGACCCAACTGGAATCGCTGCTGGCTGAGGGAATGAGCGCGAGCGCGGCTGCGGCCCAGGTCGGCTGCGACAAGGACACCGCCGCCAAGGTGCGCGACGGCCGGCACATGCACCAACGCCGCACCGGCGCGGCAAGCGTTTTCACGTGGAGGCCAGGATGCGCGTAAAGAACCCATGGCGGCTGACGCTGGCCGAAGTCGATGCGATGGATGCCATTTGCCAAGCGGGGACAGCGAGCGCGGCGGCCGTGCGGCTGAAGGTCAAGCGGCAGTCCATCGTCTGCGCTGTTGCCGAGGTGAAGGCAAAGATGGGCGTGGAAAAGCAACTGCTCGCGGCCCTGGAGTGGGACCGCTGGCGCCAGGGCGAAGGCAAAGGAATCCCCGCATGATCCTCACCATGCCCTGGCCCTTCATGAAGCCGCTCAGCCCCAACTGGCGCGGCCACTGGGCAGCCAAAGCCAAGGCAAAGCGCCAACTCCGGGAAGCGTGGTTCTACCAAGCCCTGGAGCAAGGCGCCCAGAAGGTCAAGGCCGACGCGCTGAAGGTGAGCCTGTGCTTCCACATGCCAGACAAGCGCGCCAGGGACCTCGACAACATGCTGGCGTGCTGCAAGGCCGGGCTCGATGGTCTGGCCGACGCATTGGGCGTGGATGACAGCAAGTGGAGCTTGGCGATCAGCAAGGCTGACACGACGGGCGGGTTTGTTCGGGTGACTGTGGAGGAAGACTAATGCTGTTCCTGTTCAATTTTGCGCAACACGTTCATGCCCTTCGAGCGGAGATTGATCTGGCTAGGTGGCGCGCCGAGAGCAAACGACACGAGGCGGAGAGGGCCGCGGTTGAAACGCAGTTCCGTGTCATCAAGGCAGACATGATTGACCGTGGGCCATTGGATGCTGACGCCGTGGCCGAATGCGCCGCGCTGCTCAGGCGGCTTCGCGCGGGCGACGCATGAGCTGGACCACAAGGCGCCAAGAGCCGTACACCACTGCCGGCATCGCCAGGCTGGCGTGCATTCGCTGCGGGGCCAAAGCCTTCAGCCAGTGGCAGATCTGCGCTGACGGGAACAACCATCGACCGCTCTGCTTGGCCTGCGACATCGACCTCAACCGCGCAGTGCTTGAGTGGATGGGACACCCGGACGCGGCGCGCTTGGTCAGCGCCTACAAGGCGAAGCAGGAAACGTAAATGCTCATGGCGACAAAACCAATCGTTGACTTCCATCTTGTCCTGCCCGAGCATTTCGCCATCCATGAGCGCATGCTGAACTGGGCCAGGTGGTGCCACTCCACCGGCGGCCGGACGGTAACCCCCATGTTCCGTCTGTACCGCTGCCCAGACCACTGGAACACCACCGCGCTCCCGGATGTGGTCGACTCCATCGACGCCCAGGCCATCCAGAAGGTGATGAGCCAACTGCCGATGAAGCAGCGGAAGGCGCTGGCCTGGTGTTACGTCATCCGCACCAGCCCGAGCAAGGCCATCCGTGAGCTTGGCGTGAGCATGCAGGGCCTGTCGGACCTGATCTGGCAGGGGCGGGTGATGTTGGTGAACAGGGGGCTGTGATGAAAGTTCGTGAACTGATCGCCGCGCTTCCACGGAGCGACTACACATGACCATCACCCCTGAAGAGGCCGAGCGCTTAGCCATTGAAGCCGGAATGTGCTACTCCTTGGGAGAGCGCCCTGGCGAGCTAGCTTTTCATCCGTGGGAGGATGACGACGTGCGCGAGAGCCTGGTGAAGTTTGCGCGGCTGGTCATCGAATTCAGTAAAGACTCTTGACAAGGGGCTGTGATGAAGGCTCAGAGAATCCGGTTGATGTGGTTGGCAAGGGAAGTTCTTCAAATATGCGGGTCTGGCGGCGTGGCCGTTGAGATGGCCCCCGGCTCACAAGGGCCGGTCTTGATTGTTCACGGG